CTTAATGTTTGGGACAGTGAGGGTGTAAGGTATGAAGATCCTAAATTGAAAATCATGGGTATTGAGGCTGTTAAGTCATCCACTCCTGCGCCCTGTAGGAAGATGATTAAGGATGCTCTCAACCTGATGATGGGTGGCACTGAGGATGATGTGATTGACTTCATTGATGATGCTAGATCAAAGTTTAAGAAGATGCCCCCTGAGGATATTGCCTTCCCTAGAACTGTAAGTGATGTTAATAAACACAAGAGTTCTGCTACAATCTATGGAAAGGGAACACCTATTCATGTGAGAGGTGCTCTTCTTTACAATTACTATGTCAAGGAGAAGCACCTTGATACTAAATATTCACTCATCAACAATGGGGAGAAGATTAAGTTTCTCTACCTGAAAAAAGCAAATCCAATCAGAGAAAATGTTATCTCATTCATTCAGGATTTCCCTATGGAACTGGGTGTTGACAAGTACATTGACTATGACCTACAATTTGACAAAGCCTTCTTGGAGCCTGTCAAAGTCATTCTTGATGCTATTGGTTGGAATGTTGAGAAAGTTGTAAACCTAGAACTATTTTTTGGATAATGGACCTACCCATTAATGACAAAGAACTTGCTACAATTGTCAGTGCTCTACGCCTTGGTGGAGATGCTGCTTTGTATCAAAAATTGATGAAGATCAAAGAGATTAGGGATGCCAACCCAGGTGGTCCCTACAAGAAGATTGCTCGTGAACAATTTGGATTTGTACTGTAATGGATTTTTTAAAAGAGATTGTAAAGGAGGTTGGTGGTGAATACACCCAACTGGCAGCAGATATTGACGAAACTGAACAGTATGTTGACACAGGTTCGTACATTTTTAATGGACTTGTTTCAGGGAGTTTATTTGGCGGTGTATCTGGGAATAAGATTACTGCCATTGCTGGTGAGTCTAGCACTGGCAAAACCTTCTTTTCTTTGGCTGTTGTTCAAAATTTTCTTGATAGCAATCCTGATGGGTACTGTTTATACTTTGACACAGAAGCAGCAGTTAATAAGTCCCTTCTTGAGTCAAGGGGTGTAGATACCAACAGGACTGTTATTGTCAATGTTGTTACAATTGAAGAGTTTAGAACTAAAGCTCTGAAGGCAGTTGATATATACTTGAAAAAACCTGAAGAGGAACGTAAACCTTGCATCTTTGTTCTTGATTCACTGGGTATGCTATCCACTGAAAAAGAGATCAGAGATGCATTAGATGACAAGCAAGTTAGAGATATGACAAAATCTCAACTTGTTAAGGGAGCATTCAGAATGCTCACCCTGAAGTTGGGTCAGGCAAACATCCCAATGATTGTCACTAATCACACCTACGATGTTATTGGGTCTTATGTACCTACAAAGGAAATGGGAGGAGGCAGTGGCCTCAAGTATGCAGCAAGTTCAATCATTTATCTCAGCAAAAAGAAAGAAAAGGATGGAACAGAAATTGTTGGCAACATTATCAAAGCTAAGACTGCTAAGTCGCGTCTAAGCAAGGAGAACAAAAATGTTGAGGTGCGTCTTTATTACGATGAGCGTGGTCTTGATAGATATTATGGTCTTCTTGAGTTGGGAGAGATTGGTGGTCTCTGGAAGAATGTGGCAGGTCGTTATGAGATAGATGGCAAGAAAGTCTATGCCAAAGCAATCTACAAAGATCCAGAGTCATACTTCACAGATGAAGTGATGGAAAAACTTGATGCAATTGCAAAAGAAGAATTCTCTTATGGTAGTTAATGGATAAAATTGAATTTTTGGTTCTCAGGAACCTTTTACATAATGAAGAGTATCTAAGAAAAGTTATTCCCTTTATCAAGTCAGAATATTTCCAAGACTACAATCAAAAGATTGTATTTGAGGAGATCATGTCTTTTGTATCTGAATACAATGAAGTTCCTTCAAAGGAAGTTCTGAGTATTGAGATAGAGAAGAGGAAGGATATCAATGATACTTCTTATCAAGAAATTTCTAAACTAATCAGTTACCTTGATGATGAACCTGCAGAAAGGGAGTGGTTAGAAAATACCACTGAGAAGTGGTGTAGAGAGCGTGCCATCTATATGGCACTCATGGAATCTATTTCTATTGCAGATGGGCAGGATGATAAGAAGCAACCTGATGCCATCCCATCCATCCTGTCTGATGCTCTTTCTGTGAGTTTTGATAACCATGTAGGACATGATTACTTACAAGACTATGCAGAAAGATTTGATCTATATAACAAAAAAGAAGAAAAGATTGAATTTGACCTTGAATTCTTTAACAAGATTACAAAGGGTGGCCTTCCAAATAAAACACTCAATATTGCTCTTGCTGGCACTGGTGTTGGTAAGTCTTTGTTTATGTGTCATGTCGCAAGCAGTGTGTTACTCCAAGGCAAGAACGTACTATACATCACGCTTGAGATGGCTGAAGAAAGAATTGCAGAAAGAATTGATGCTAATCTTTTGAACATCAATATTCAAGAGATTGCTGACTTACCCAAACCAATGTTTGAAACTAAGGTTAATAACATTGCACAGAAGACACAAGGAACCCTAATTATTAAGGAGTACCCTACTGCTTCTGCACATGCTGGACACTTTAGGTCACTTCTTAATGAACTTGCACTTAAGAAGTCATTTAGACCTGATATTATTTTCATTGATTACCTTAATATATGTGCTTCCAGCAGGTATAGGGCAGGCAGTAATGTCAATTCATATACAACTGTTAAGGCAATTGCTGAAGAACTTAGGGGATTGGCATGTGAGGCAAATGTTCCAATCGTCTCTGCTACTCAAACCACTCGTTCTGGTTATGGTAGCTCTGATGTTGAACTTACTGATACTTCTGAATCCTTTGGTCTTCCTGCTACTGCTGATCTTATGTTTGCCCTTATTAGCACTGAAGAGTTGGAGGGTCTGGGACAGATTATGGTGAAGCAATTAAAGAACAGATACAATGATCTCAACATGTTCAAGAGATTCTGTATTGGTGTTGACAGAGCAAAGATGCGTCTTTATGATTGTGAGCAGTCTGCACAGGATGACATCCTTGACAATGGCAAAGATGAAGAGTATGATTATGATGAAAAACCCAAAAAATCATTTGAGGGATTTAAATTCTAATGAGAGGTTACTATTCTGTATTCAACCCTAGAGGTGAAAAGATTGCTGACTGTGGTATTGAAAGAGATGCAGTGAATCTCATGGGAAGTAGGAACAAGAGTTGGGATGGTCACTATTTCACTTTCAATCCTCTTCCTGGTGACATTATTGATGTCTCAAACAAACAACTTCCCACAAAAGATATTGTTGTCAACATGGATGGAGGTGTTGGTGGCAGTTGGGAAGAAGTTGATTACATTGAAATCAAAGGACAAAAACTAAAACTACAACAATCTGAACTACCTGAAATAGACCTATGAACAATTATGTTGATTTTGTAAAGCAAACCACTAGTGCCCCTAGTTTGGATTATGCCATCATGGCAACACGCTTTGCAGAACTTGAAGCAAATGGAACTAACACTTCTCAGTTGATGACTGCTGCTCTTGGTTTGACTGCTGAAGCAGGTGAGTTCACTGAAGTTGTGAAAAAGATTGTCTTCCAGGGTAAACCCTACAATGAAGACAATGTGTTCCACATGAAGCGTGAATTGGGTGATATCTGTTGGTATCTTGCTCAAGCATTCATGGCACTGGATACAAACTTTGATGAGATTCTTGACATGAACATTGAGAAACTCAGTGCACGCTATCCTGATGGCACATTTAATGAGTACTATTCTGAAAATCGTAAGGAGGGAGACCTGTGAGTTGCAACATTGATATCAATCTTAAAGTCAATATTCATGAAGCAGCACTTGTTCGTTCATATTTGTTTCTGCAGACTAAGCAGGACAGTTATGAATTTCCATCAACAAGAACTGTAATCATTCGTAAGTTTATTCAAAATTTGGATGAACAGATTGAAGCAAACCTACCTGAGGAGGACCATCCAGATGAGTGCCGAGTATGATCCACTAACACCTGAAGAGGTTAATGATGCTGCTAAGGAATTTTTTCCTTTGTTTGACATTGTGCATCGTAGTATGCCAGAGAACTGTACAGTTGAAGACACAATCAAGGTGATGGAAACTGTTTGTAGTATGGCACAAAAGAGACGTGCCTTTGACAAGGGAGAAGTTGGACCATTTGGTTTTAATAAGAAACCAGATGAAGAGAAGGAAAAAGATGTTCCCTTTGATGTAGGAGCATAGAAGAATATAAATATATAAAGAAATAGAGTATTTGTAAAGAGATGTCCTCATCAATGCGTAATTTTATGGAGGCATACACTGCTGTCCATAGCAAAGAAGCAAAGGAAGAACTTAATTCCCAGAGAGACCCTATCAGTGAAATGAACACTGCTAGTCTCCAGGATAATGACCTTCGTGACTTGGCAGAAGAAGTTCTTGAAGAAGTATTCAAGACATCAACTGTTAAGGAAGCTGAGGACATCATCTTCAATATGATCCCTGAGTCCAACATTGTTGGAAGAGAAGAGAAGTTAGAAAGAATTTATGCTGCTTTTGGTGAGACCTTCAGCAGAATTAAACTGAAGAATCAGTCAGGGCAGATGGAAGAGTTTGCCAAGTATAGACAACAAAAGAGACTTGAAGAATCTTGGTCTGCAAGATTCAACCAAGAGAAGAGAGTCCAAAGAGTTCACAGCACTGTTGTTGCTGAAGATGTTGCTATTATCAAGAAGGGTCTGCTTGGACTTTTCAATGAGAAGAAAGGTGATCCTTGCTGGGTTGGTTACAAGCAAGTTGGTATGAAGAAAAAGGGGGGCAAGATGGTCCCCAACTGTGTACCTGCAACTGAAGCAGTAGAGTATGAGAAGGAGCAGTCCCTCCAAGAAAAGGGAATGAATCCTGGTTTCAAGGCATATCTTGAGAAGCAGAAGAAAAAAGGTGGAGATGATGAGGGTGGTGATGCACCCAAGGGTGGTAGCAAACCTGACTTCCTTGATCTTGACAAAGATGGTGACAAGAAAGAGTCAATGAAGAAGGCTGCACATGATAAGAAGAAAGGTATGAAGGAAGAGTTAGAATCTTCTGGTAAGTTCTCTGAATCTGAAAT